TGGACCTGTAAATGTATGAATTTTAAAATTACCACAAGTTGATTCTGTTCCACCTGAAGCGCTAATAAAAGGAATTAATCCTGTTTCAGTATCTTCTGCGTTTTGAACATTAATCCAACCTTTAGTTGAATCCACATATACAAAAGTTGCCGCTTGACCATCAATATCTAATGTTGCGTCCTGTGCTCGACCACCAATTTTTTCTGAACCATTTGGTGAAATAGTAAAATTATATGTTGCAAAATTTCTTGCATAATCAGAAACTGCTACAATTGCTCCAGCACTTCCTGCCGGTAAATTCATTGTTAAAGCACTTCCTGAATTTATAAAATAACCTTCACCACTAGTTGCGGTAAATGTTGAAGTTTTAATTGAACCTGTTTGCCAGTTTACTGAACCTTCTCTACCAAAACCTGTTTGACTAGCACCTGATGCTAAAGCAATCGTATCACCACTAGCGCCAATAGTAATAGTATTACTATTCTCGTTAATGATATTCTGACCACATTGGTTTTGTATATTGTTTACTTTAATTGTACTTGTCATTATTGAAATTTATACCTTATTATTACTATACCTGAACCACCTGATCCTGCAACTCCTGAACAAGGAGGATTTCCTCCTGTATTACCACCAGCTCCACCGCCACCGCCAGTATTAGCTGTTCCACTTGCTGATGCTCCTGGAGTTCCTCCAGCTGGTCCGCCACCACCTTTACCACCACCGCCAGTACCACCAGCACCTGCACTTGTTCCTGAATTAGGGGGTCCGCCTTGACCACCTCCTCCACCGCCAGATCTAGCGACTGAAGATCCTGTTATTGAACTTGATACTCCTGCTCCACCAGCAGCTCCTGATTGTGGTCTTTGTCCCCCGTTAGCACCTGCACCACCAGCTCCACCACCAGCTCCACCACCAGCGTCTATGCTAGGAGGTCCTGATCCACCATCTTGTCCTTGTGCTGGACTTACTGAAGGAGTGTTTCCAGTTCCTCCTACATTTGGTGCTCCTTTACAAGCTCCAGTTCCACCACCTGAACCACCATTTCCACCAGCACCTGATCTTGCACCACCTGCTCCACCACCTGCTGCTGTTATTGTTGAAAAAATAGAATCTGAACCAGCATTTCCTGGTTGTGGATGACTAGCTTGAACAGCACCACCTGCTCCAACTGTAATTGGGTATGCTTGTGCTGTAACTGTAACTGCATTTGTTGGTGCATTAGCTACTAAAGGTGAAGCGGTAAAATTATCTATTGGTGCATTTCTTCCTTCTCTAAATCCACCTCCGCCACCAGCTCCTGATTGATTAGAAACACCACCTCCTCCTCCAGCAACAACTTGGTAACCCACTGTATTTTCTGCCGCTGTAGCTGATACTTGTGAAACTGTAAAAGTTCCTGGACCTGTAAATGTATGAATTTTAAAATTACCACAAATAGTTTCACTTCCGCCTGTGGCTATTAAATTTGCTGAACTAGCATCTCCAAAAGTATTATCTTGAATTGATCTCCAACCAACTGTTGAATCAACATATACTAAAGTTATTCCTTCACCTTCAGTATTTAAAATTACACTACCTCCTGCTACACCACCATTTATTTTTTGAGATCCACCCGCTGCAACTGTGCAAGAGTTGTTATCAAAAGTATTTCTATAGTCCTGCACTGAAACAATTGATCCAGCACTTCCTGTTGGAAGAGTTACTTCAACTGCTCCACTATTTGTATCTACAAAAAATCCTTGACCATCAACAGCTGTAAAATCACCAGTTTTAATTGATCCTGTCTGCCAATCAACAGTTCCTGTTCTACCAAAACCTGATTGTGATGCACCCGTGCCAAGAGTTACTGTATCTCCTGATTCACCTAAAGTTAAAGTTGTTCCACATTGTGGGGCTACTGTATTTACTTCTATCTTACTCATTATACTATTACCAATGTCCCTGTTACTGTTATTGTTGCAGGAATAGTTATTGGTCCTGCTAGTACAGCGCTTTCTATAGTTTGTGTACCATCAATCGTTGCCGCTTGATTTTTTATAAATTCATCTGGAGCGTATTGCCCTCCAATGTATTGGACTCCATTTATTACTGCCGTCATAATTCCTCCTACGAACTAATTGTGTCGATGTAAGATAAAACAACATCTAGTGAACTTGCTGTATCACTAACTGCTTCTAATACATCACCACTTGCTAAAACAATCTTTGCTCCACCTTGGATCAATTCGATAGCTGAATTTGGTGGAATCACAACACCTTTTGCTAAAAAGTAGTCGGCTCCGCCTTTTGCAATTTTAACATCGACTTTAATTGTTGATGTTAAAACATTACAGCATCTAATACCTATAACTGCATCATAATTTCCTGCAGTTAAGATAGTAGTATCACTTGTTCCAATTACTCGATTCAAAGTGTTTCTAAAATCTTGTGCCATATTTTTTTCCTATTTATAACGCCACGGCCATTGCTAATGCAAAGCCAGCTGACGCTGCTCCTACTGGGTTACCTGATGCATCTAAATAAACAGATTTACTTGCTGGTAAAGTACAAAATACATCTTTTGTACCTGCAGAAAAATCAACAGCAGAATCTGAATTAGAACTGGAGATAACTTGAGTTCTAGCTAAGTTAGCACTTGATCCATCTAATGTACCACGTCCTACCTCAAACTCACTAGTACCTTGATTAAAGATACAATAATAAGTTTCATTGTTGTTTCCTATTCCTGCTGCAAAAGTTTCAAAACCAGTTGCTGCTGAACCAAGTGCGAACGCACCTGTGCCAGTAGTTGTGCTTGTTACTTTTACTCTGTCATTTATTACTAAAGCCATTTATTCTCCTATGCCATGCTTATAATTGCATTGGCTGGTGTTGCTGGATCTGGGAAGGTAATTTTAAACGTGCCATTAGTTGCAGTTTTATTTCCTCCAAAATCTAAAACAACGCAAAGTTTATCACTGTTAGTACTATTATAAATAGCTGCAAAGGCTGCTGTAAAAGTTGCTGATGACCAAGTTGCATCTGCAAAGTCTACTGAAGCAACTGCTGTCGAAGCAGCAACAGCTTGTGAACCTAAAGTTTCTCCACCTGTTGTGTAGTTACTTCCTCCAGAAGAACTAACTTCGTCAGTTCCTACTTTAACCGTGCTTGATGTTGTATACGGATTTGCTGTGTACAACGCTATTTTAAATGTGTTACCACCAGAAGAAAAATTATGCGTTCCCGAAAAAAGTTCTCCTCTAAATGAAAAAGGTATTACGTTTGCCATATTTTTTTATCTCCTTTAATAACTTGATGGTGATTCAGATTTGATAGGAAGACGAATAACACCATCATTGTATTCGTTTCTGCGTCTACGACCAATTTGTTCGGTAGCATACGTTTCTAAAGCTTCTTTATAAGCCGCTTGATAGTATTGTAACATATCCTGCGGTCCTTTCAAGTATGCATATGCATTTACTAGGCAAGCATACAAAAGTAAATCTTGGTATTTATTCGAGAGATAGGTCCCTGTAGCACTGACACTAGCGTCAGTTAGACTAGTTGGATTCTTATTATACGCCAACGTAATTTCGTAAGCTGCATTAGGCGTAGGTGCAATAACCCAATAATTCTCATCCCAATTAGCATAGTATTTAGGGAGAGTGCTAGATGCAGTACCTGGTGTATCGTAATAAGTTGCTATGTAACTAGGGTCTCTTTGCTCTAAATAAACTTGATTACCAGAACTATCTTTTAGTTGAACATATCTAATGACCCTTAAATCTGCTGGGATTGTAACATATCTGTTTCCAATAATTGTAGTTGATGTAGCATAGTGTCTTTCCATGTCAGCATCAAACGATCTATAAATTCTTTCTTCTGCGTTTTGTATAAATCTATTTAAGACAGCTTCAGTAAAAACTGTGCTATCTACTTCTGTGTAACTTTTTATATCGTCTTGTAAGTTTGTTAAAGTGTATGCCATATTATGCCTGTGGTCCTATTGTTTTTAATGTTACCGGACCTGAAGATACATTATAACCTCCTCCAGCGATTTGTCCAGTAGTTGCATTACTACCTGCAGTAAAATAATAATTGTTTGCTGGCGTTAATAATAGTCTAACTGAAACACCTGAATTATGAGAAGCAGCTGTAGATCCAAAAGCTCCCCTTGTAACCCCAGTTAATTGATTGTCTGTAACTTCTGTTATATTAATTTGACCACCCATTTCTGCATGGCTTGAACATTGATAATATAATGTGGCAGGCGCTGAACTATCTACAACAATTCTTGTATATGCACCTTCAGTAACTCCAGGAGTACCAAACGTTGTGACTCCAGTTGTATATTCTCCACCGCTTTTATCTGCTGCTGTGTAAAATCTTAAAGGGTGGGTTTCGTTAGTAGAATCAGTTTGACTAAAAGTATATGTCCCAGTTTTAATAAAAGTTAATGTATCTTGTTGTACATCATCTATATAATATTTATTACCACTTGCAGTATTTACAACTCTCACAGAAAATGTTTGTTGAATATTATCTGCTGGACCAACTCCAGTGTAACTAATAATTTCTGTTCCTACTAATGCACCATATGTCGGTGTGCCACTTGGGTTTGCAATTGTAGGTTCAAAAGGTGATGTTGCAACTCCGTTGAATCCACTTACTGTAGATAAAATGACATCTGTTGTAGTTGCATCAATAGCTCCATTTAATGTTGTTGTATAACTAGTATATAAACCAGGATAAACTGTGTAACCTGCAGCTTGACAAATAGTTGCTCCAGTAATTCCATCGATGTTTGCAATATTACTAAACTGTGGATCAGTTGAAGCAGCA